GGTCAGCCCAAGGTGACCTTCTTCCAGGCTGTGTACAAGCGTCACACCAACTTTGCGATGGAGAACATTCAGCAGACTGTGAACGGTACTCCCTCCAACAGCGGCCGTGTGTCCGTGACCATCGCCCGCAACGGCGACCTGGTCGGCAACATGTATGTCCGCCTGCAGCCCACCCAGGTGGCAGTGTCTAACCTGACCTCCACCGGCAGCAACATTGATATGTGCTGGGTTGCCGAGCGTGCCATTGCCGCCGTTGAGCTGACCATCGGTGGCCAGCGCATCGACAAGCACTACCAGACCTGGTTCCGTCTGTACGCCGAGTGCTTCCTGGGCGAGTCTGACAAGATCAACTACGGCAAGATGGCATCCAGCAATTCCCCCACCGCTGATGCCACCAACGTGAACAGCGTGTACCTGCCTCTGCTGTTCTTCTTCAACCGTAACCCCGGTCTGTACCTGCCCCTGATTGCCCTGCAGTACCACGAGGTTCGCCTGGACTTCGACCTGACTGCCTACTTCACCAACTACTTCGGCTCTTCCGCCCAGGTGTTCGAGGTGTGGGCCAACTACATCTACCTGGACACTGAGGAGCGTCGCCGCTTCGCCCAGAAGGGCCACGAGTACCTGATCGAGCAGGTGCAGCACACTGGTGGTGACAGCATCACCGCCACCGGCAACCCCGGTGCCCAGACCGTGCGCCTGTCCTTCAACCACCCAGTGAAGGAGCTGATCTGGTGCTACCAGAACACCGTGTCCACCGCCTACAACTCCCTGTGGAACTTCACCCTGGGCCCATCTTCCAATGTGAATGTGACTTGCGCACCAAGCCCCATCTTCGCCCCCGGTGCTCTGCCCCACGACATTGGCTGCCCACGCCTGTACTCCAACGCCCTGGCTATGGCGGGTCTGGTCAGCGCAGGCCTCACCTCCAATGTGGGCTGGATGGAGGAGTCCAGCACCAATGTGGCCTCTGCCTCCCAGATCGGCGTGGAGGTTGGCCCTCTGTACAACTTCAAGCTGGTGCTGAACGGCCAGGACCGCTTCAAGGAGCAGACTGGCAAGTACTTCAACCAGATGCAGCCATTCCTGTACCACACCGGCGTGCCATACCCCGGCGTCTATGTGTACTCCTTCGCTCTGCAGCCCGAGGAGCACCAGCCCACCGGCACTTGCAACTTCTCTCGCATTGATAACGCCCAGGTGGCTATCAACATGAAGAGCGGCTACACCACCCCTCTGCAGAAGATGTTCGCAGTGAACTACAACATCCTGCGCATCCAGTCTGGCATGGGCGGTCTGGCATTCAGCAACTAAATACCTAACTCCTTTAAAAACGGCCTTCCGGGGGTCGGGAACGCAAGTTCCCTCCGTCCGGGCCTCAGGCCCAAAAGTTCCAAGACTTTTGGGTCCGAGACTTAAATAGTTGTAAAAAATAAGAAATGGCTGGAGGTATCTTCCCAGGTCAACCTTTTCATTTTAATGTCAAGTGCATCATTTTCACACTCGTGCTCGCCGCTGGATATTGGTACCTCCCCCACAAAAACCCATGGGTTCTCGCATTTTTGATTTGGTTCCCATACATAGCTCTTGCATGGTACGATTGGTCGTATCAGTGCCGAGACAAGCTTCAGCCAACTCTTGTTCCATTTGGGCGGTACATCTGGCTTCCATTCAAGCCGCCCGGATACAAGCAAGCCTATGAGGACCTTCCGGAAGAACAAAAGAAAGCCATGGACAACCTTGACCACCTCGTTGGGTGGACAATCGTTGCAAGTGCTTTTGCATGGCTCATATACGCAAAAAAACTTCCCAAGTTCCGGTAAGTGCTGAAAATTCTTCCTCAATTATTTTGGCACACAATTTTGGATCAAAATTGGGAGAGCAACAAAAGACATCGATGTATGCCCTATTGTACTCTGGATAAGTGTGAGCACTAAAGTGACTTTCGGAAAGAACAAGGACACCGGTTGTCCCATGCGGCTCAAATTGGTGAAAGGCTCGAGCAACCACAGTAAACTTGCACCTTTCAGCGATTCGAATCATAATACTCTCCAAGTGTTCAGACCTGGAAACCCAAATACCCTCTATGTGTCCAATGAGGTGGGCCATATATGTTTAAAGCTGGTTCATTTTAACTACAATTAGAGCAACGAGTGCAGCAAGGTATGCTACACCAAAGTAGTTTTGGTAAGGGGTCTTCATGTTTGTGCGAGCCTGAAGAAAGTTTGTCAACATGAGTGTACCAACGAGAAGAAAAAAGAGTACAAAAAATCCCGTGTCAATCGCTGACATTTATTATGTACTAATATAAAAATGGAGGCGCTTGTGTCAAGAATAGACCTCCAGGGTGCTGAGCTCGTCAAGGCGGTGTCATCCCTTCACCCTGGTTCAAATATTGCAAGTGTACTTGATCAAACAAACTGGATCCTTGCACAGCGTCTCCTGAATAATCTAAAGATGAAGAAATACGATACCGTTTTTCATCTTCTTGAGGATGTCGGTGAGCTTAATTATCAAGCACTTGAGATGATAACTCGTGATGACGGGTTTCGTCCACAACTTCAGGATGATCTCAAAGCACTTTTGAATGCCCATCTTGTAGGGTCATTTTTGGAATATGTTCCTAAAAAACACCCAAGTTTCATGGCACGATTGTGTTCCAGTAAAAGATGATGAAAATGCCCATGACAATAAGAGTCAATGAGTTGGCAATACGCACGGAATCTTGCTGCACGCTGTCCTGAAACATTGGCTGAATGCCCATAACAATTAACAATAATCCGACTATAACCAACAGGGAATCACCCAGTGCCATTTATTACTTAAGGATATTTTATTTATTTTATGTATGGCCTCATTTGCATATTTGGACCCACTGGCGTCCCTTATTGAACTGTCGCTAGGATCGACACTTGGTTCCCCTATTCAACAAAATGAAACGGATATAAATGTAGAAGCGATCCCGTGGGAAGCAGATGATGAATGGAAAGAGTTTGAACAAACACTCGGGGAGTTTAAGCTCAAGTACACTCAGATACTGAATGAGTACGCCAAGGCAAACAACAGACTGAACAATTGTGTCAAGAATACATCTATTTCAAGAGTTATTGATGTTATGGTCCAAGACCAAGACTTAAAGGACAGACTTATGTCTGTAGTAGACAACTACGAGACCGAAGCGGGCACTGTCGCCCTGTCTCAACAATGTGGGGTACTCAAGGGGAAGATTGAAGGGATGGAGGCAATTTTGAAGGATACGAATGCACACAGGTACGAAAGATTTACCTGTCCGATTTGTGCGGACAAGCATATTGATTTGTTTATTGAACCATGTGGTCACACTATTTGTGATGCGTGTTGGACGAGTACCCGAGATAAACGCAGGTGCCCAGTATGTAGTACGACGACAATCTCGCCGCCGGTGAAGAAGATTTTCACAATTTAACTTCGGCATCCATAGTCCAAGGGTAGGACAGAACCCTTCCAAGGTTCAAATCCGGGTTCGAGTCCCGGTGGTTGCAGGAGGGGCTCCGCCCCGACTGAGAACCCAAGGTTCTCGTGGTTCTATCGTCTAACGGTTAGGACACAGGACTCTGAGGGACCCTTCCCATGCGATCCTGCAATGGGAGTTCAAATCTCCCTAGAACCTTAGACCTGAGCATGTCTTTAAAAGGCTTTCTGACTTTGGCGCAGTGGTAGCGCTTCGGATTGTAGCTCCGCTGGTCGGGTGTTCGAATCACCCAAGTCAGAAGGGATAAGTTCCCCCGTGCTCCTATAGCTCAGTAGGTAGAGCGTAAGGCTGTTAAGAGGAGTGCAAGCACTCCGACAACTGGGACCTTAATGTCACAGGTTCGAACCCTGTTGGGAGCGTTTTTTGAAACATCTCAAGTTTCAAAAAACTCTCTTGTAATTGTAAATGAATTTGAACTTTGCAAAATCTGCTAAAGAGGTGAGTAAATTTAAACCAACGACAGAAGCGGAGAAAAGATGGCAAGCCACGCTTGCAGCGAGACAGGCAAATGCTAGACGCAAACAACAAAATAGATTAGCTACACTTCAATGGGTGCGTTCTCGCCAGGCTGCTCAAAGAAATGCCAAGGCTACCCTGGTTCGTCAGGCTGCCAAGGTTCGCCAGAGTCCCAATGCTCGTCAAGCTGCCCAGAAGAACGCCAAGGCTGTCAAGGCTCGTCAGAGTCCCAAGGCTCGCTCACTTACACATTCTGAAACTGCCGAAATTCTATCATATTTGCTAAAACATAAGAAAAAACTTGGTTTCGGTTATTTACCCAATTATACAGCCATGAAAAAACCACGCTTCCTTCATATTTCAAATTGGAGAAATTTTGAAAAGTTTCTTAACAATTCACGAAAAAAATACGAAGAGGCCAAGTCAGAACAAACCAAGTTTAGAATTTCTCAACAATTCATAAAAAACTTTAAAAATAAAGCTTCTGAGTTGCGTGAAAAGGTTGAACGGGCAAAAGCGGAGTTTCAAAGTTTAAAAAAGTCGCCTAATAATAAATGAACAATCAACCGTTCATTCGTTTCGTGAACCACCTTGCGGAAATTGCACAGAACAACAGGAACTTGAAACTAAATATTCTTAAAAATGGAAGAGAGGTGAAGTTGAGTTACCCTTCAGGTGCGTTTGTTCATTTTTCACCAGGTTATGACAAACGGACTGTTCAATTTGGGTACGGACACACGCCAAAACTGAATAGAGGTTCCGGGCTTGGAACACGCCTTCGAAAGTACGGTGTTCAAGCCGCACGAGCTGCAAATGTCTCTCTTTTTCATGAAGGAATGATTATCGAAAACAACCATAAAAACCTTAAAATGCCCATAAGTACATACATAATTCGAAAACTCGGTGCCGAACCTGCACATGGCCTTCCCCATCCCAGAACTAGCCGGGTAACAAAACCTCAACTAAAGTCGATATGGCCTTCAATTTTTCGGTTTCATAGGTATCCACTTAGAAAAAAGAACAATGGAAACACAAAATGAGTTTCGCTCGTCTCGTTGACCACATGGGATCTGACTCGTCTATTGTCCAAGCGGCCCGAGTTTCCTATGGGGAAGGAACCAAGTCTGTGAGCGATGACCGTTCCCTTATTCGTTATCTCATGCGGCACTGGCACACGACGCCCTTTGAGATGGTCGAATTTAAGTTTCATATTCGTGCGCCAATCTATGTGGCCCGTCAGTGGCTGCGGCACCGGACCGCCTCTGTAAATGAAATGTCTGCCCGGTACTCTGTCATTCCGGACGAGTACTTTCTGCCCGACCAGCTCCGTAAGCAGTCTGCGACCCGTGGCCAGGGAGGTGAAGAGCCCCTCGAGTCTGCCAATCTTCTGCAAAAGCAAAAGTCTGCGTGCGACTTTTCATTCTATGTGTACGACGAGCTCATCGAAAAGGGTGTAAGTCGTGAGCTTGCACGAGGCCACCTCCCTCTGTGCACCTTTACCGAGTTTTACTGGAAGCTCAACTTGCACAACTTGCTCCACTTTTTGCAGCTCCGCATCGATGACCATGCTCAGAAGGAAATTCGAGACATTGCACGGCAAATCTGGGACCTCATCCGACCTATCGTCCCCGTGACTTGCGAAGCTTTCGAGGATTTCAGGATGGGTTCAATTACTCTGAGCCGCCTCGAAATTGAGGTGCTTCGGGACATTATCAAGGACCCTATGAGCGCTTCGTGGCGCAGCATCGCCGGTCGTGGTGAAAATGACGAGTTCAAACAAAAGCTCAAGAAACTTGGGTTTGGACATGTGCAACATTGCGAATAAAGAGTTCACGCATGTGTAACATATGACAGAACTTTTCCTCGTGAGACGAGATGGGATCGTATATGCAGTGTGTTCAACACTGGAAAACGCACAGAATATTGTACTTGATATGAAACCATACCCAGAATCTCCAGTATATATTCACACTGTACACATGGATACATTTCCTATGGAGTTTCTAAACACAGTGTGTTGCACTTATTGTAATTAAAGTTTAAAATTTTCAAATATACATGAAGGCAAAAATACCGAGGGCGCTGCGTGAACAGGTGTGGATACTGTGGTGCGGGGACAGACTTTTTAAACATAAATGCTTAGTGACATGGTGCGAAAACATAATAACCCCTTTTAGTTTCGAGGTGGGACATAATATTCCCGAAAGTAAAGGAGGTCCAACTGACATTAACAACTTGCGTCCCATTTGCTCACAATGTAACAGGTCGATGGGAGACGAATACAGCATCGATGAATTTTCAGCTCTTTCAAACAGAAAAGATGTGAAACACCTTTTTGAGTGTTTTAGGCGAACTTCGTCGGAATGACACTCTGGGTCGAGATGAGGTACTTCATCTTTTCCTGAGTACGCTGCTGGAAAAACATGAAAATAAAGACGATGAGTGGGAGTGACCGAAGTTCACCGAGTTGGGAGTGAATGTAGCCAGAGACGCCCTCAAGAGGGAAGGGAACCTTTTTGATAATTCCACGAGACAGGTAAATGAGGGCACCTATGAGACCAAACTGTAGGGCAACCTCTGTGAAGATAAGCCACTTGGCTTTTTTGTCGTCAAGAGGTGATGTGATTTTGTCGAGCCAGTGAGAGAAGAGGAAGGAGAGTATGAAACTGAGTACGCCGACATACGCAACACCCAGAAGTCGAATGAGATGAAGCATGCCTACTAGTGTTAAAGAAAAAAGGTGTTGTCTCATTGGGCGAAAGCCCGTGCGCTCTCGTAGCTCAGTTGGTCAGAGCGTTGGTCTTATGTACCAAAGGTCCTGGGTTCAAGCCCCAGTGAGAGCATTCCATGTGGTGTAGTGGTTAGCACTCGACGCTTTCACCGTCGCAACGCGGGTTCGATTCCCG